AGGCGGTAATGTCAGCACAGGAAATGTAACTACAGATAACGTAATTACTGACAATGTGACTAGCAATGTAGTTGTCTCTGGTGGCGAAACAAACGTATCAAATGTTAGTACAGGCAACGTAAGTACCGGAAATGTTTTGATTTCAGGCGGTGGAACTAACAACGCAAATGCTTCTGTTGAAAACGTAAGTAGCAATGTGTCTACGCCTAGAAACAATACTATTTTGTTGTCTTTGTTAAATCAGCCTATTAATAGAGAAATTTTACCGATGAGAACGCCTAGTCAGACTAATGCTTCTCCGGGTAGTGCTGCATTAGCGCAAGCGTTACGTATTGGAGATGCTGGTGCTCCGGTATTTGGTGGTGACAAAGAGAAAAGTAAGCGGTCTGGCTGGAACGTAGAATCGTTACGTTATATGGGTAATTCGGAGGATAAATGAACAAAAAAATAGCACGGCTGTTAAAGGCTGACATTCAAGAATCTAGTGATTTAAGAGAAATTGCTAGGATGCTTGCCGGTAAAGGGCGGGGAGGCGATAGCTTACTTGCCCACATAACTCCGAAAGAAGCCGAGATTCTTAAAGAAGCTGGCGGCGCAGGAACTACAAATCCTGAAACGGGATTGTTAGAATTCTTTGATTTTTCTAACTACGATAGTTCTTCCGGCTCGGCTGACCGAGAGTATGTTCCTACGTTTGGTGATTACTCGGTTCCTGCTCAGCCAGATGCTCCTAATGTTGTTCCTACGTTTGGTGATTTTTCGGTACCTGCACAACCAGTTTCCCCTACTTCTACAGGAGGAGGTTATCAAAATTTTGCAGAAATAGGTTCGTCACCAGAACAAGCGGGTCAATCTTTTGCTTTGACTCAGCAAGGATTTCCTGCTGGAGCAGAAGCAGCTGCTAAAGAAAGACAAGCGTTAATTGGAAAAGGCGGGGCCGCTGGTGATAAAGAAAAACCATTTTTAAGTAATGAACAAATGGTTCGTCTTGGCTTAGCTGGTGGCTTGGGTGTCTACGGAGCAATGCAACAGAAAAAAGCAGCAGACCAAGCTCAAAAAGCCGCGGGAGAACAAAAAGCTGTTGCTAAGCCTTATCAAGATGAAGGCAGAAAACTGATAGAAGCTGCACAGCGTGGTGAATTGACAGCGGCTGGACAGCAACAGCTACAAGGGCTACAAGCGCAATTAGCGCAGGGTGCTGAAGCTAGGGGTGGTGTTGGTGCGGCTCAAGCGGCTGCTCAAGCACAGGCTTTCCGTAACCAGTTGCTGCAAAACCAGTATGACTATGGATTGAGAGTTTCTCAGATTGGCGACAACATTGCTTTGGGTGCTATTAGAACAGGTATGCAGCTTGACCAGCAATTGAATCAAGCGAACATGGCTTTCTATACTCAGCTTGGTAGTTTGGCTGCTGGCGTTCCAACGTATAGGAGTCAATAATGGCTGACCCAATGTCACCTGAAGCACAAGACTTAACTAAACAGCCTAAACAGCCTAAAGCGTTTACGTTGCCGCCAGCACCTGAGCTGTCTGCTCTGAACGCTAATTTAGGTGGAACTCCGGGTGTGTCTGATTTTACGGCTAAACGTCCAGAACTTAAAACGTCTGCCGAGGCATCAGCAGAACAGGAAAAACAACTTGGAAAGCTAGGTCAAGTTGAAGCCCCTATTATGGCTGCTCAACAAGCCGGAGAAGAATACAAAGCAACTGCTCAAGCTGATATTGCCCGTCAAAGCAGAGAGCAATCTCAAGACATTGAGGCTGGATTAGACCTTGCGCGTGAAAAGTTTCCTTACGAACAATTTAAGCCAACGCAGGAAAATATGCAGAGTCTTGCCACCTTGTTTAGCTTGGTTGGCATGATTGGCGTTTCTATGGGCGGTGCTGGAAAGATGTCGGCAATGGCTTCATTAAACGCTATGACAGGAATGATGAACGGCTGGCAAAAAGGTCGTAAAGATTTGTGGGAAAAAGAAAAAATAGAGTTTGATAAAAATATGGCTAGGACAAAATCTATTCTTGATGATGCTTACAAAGATGCTGACCGTGCCTACAAAACATTAGCCTACAACCGTGATGAAGCAATTGCATTAGCTAACGAATCTGTTGCCAAACTTGGCAGTCAGGTTGGGAAGCAGATTTTAGAAAAACAAGGTATTGAGCGTTACATTAATTACCTTGATGGCGTTCGTAAAGATTTAAAAAACGCTGAACAATTAGCTTCTAAAGAAAGAATAGATGCTGAACGTGAAGATAGGCGAGATGCTAGACAAGTTGCTAGAGACGCAGAGGCTGCCAAAAGGCAACAAAAGCAGTTTGAGAATTCTTACGCTTTGTTAGCTGCAAAACTAGACCAAAAAGAAAATAAGCCTGTAAAAGAAAAAGAAGCTCAACAAATTGAGGGATTAACTTCTTTGTCTCAAGAACTTCGGCAACTTGAAAAAGATTTTAAACCAGAATATGCGAGTCTTGGTTTGCTAGGTTTTGGTGCAGAAGCATCATTAGAAGCTAAACGCCGCTTAGGAACTGACGAAGGCGCAAAAGCAGTTCAATGGTGGTCTAAATATGAGCGTTTGCAAGCACCTAATAGACACGCTTTGTTTGGCGCAACATTGACAGGAAACGAATTGAAAAACTATCAATCGTTTACTGCTAAAAAATCTGACGACCCAACTGTTGTAAGAAATATGTTGCTCGACCAAGCAGATTTTTCTGACGCAACCGCAAAAGGACGGTCCCGAGCTTTAAGAGATTCTGGCTACAACGTTCCTGAAATAAGACCAAGAAGTTTTTTAAATACTTATAGTGGCGAAGGTTCTGGTGTAGATATTCAAACAGAAAGAAAAAATGCTCAGTCTGCAATTGATGCTGGTGCAGATGCTAACCAAGTAAGAGCTAGATACAAACAAAAAACTGGTCAGGAGTTTTAAATGGCTGATGGCTACGAAGACCTAATCCCTTCCAAAACCAAAGGTAGTGGTGGTGGATACGATGATTTAATTCCGTCTAAGCCTAAAGCAGAACCGTTTACGGCTGATAAGATTATTCCTGGAGCAATTTCAAACCTTGAAAGTTTGGCTAGGGGAGGCGTTGCTGGAACTATTGCCAGCATACCTTCTGTAGCGGGTATTCCCGGTAGCGTTGAAGAATTAGGCAGAGCGGGATTGCGTAAGTTAGGTGCCAATGTTTCTGCTGAGCCTTCGTTGCCAACCATGAGTCAAATTTATGACCCTGTAGCAAAAAAAGTAAAAGGAGCAATTCCTAGAATCACTACACCCACAACCGAGTCCGGTGGATTTGAAACCATAGGTGAAGTTGTTGGCGTTCCTCTTGCACCTAAAACAGCTCCTCTTGCTGCCCTCAAAACCAAAGCAGGTAAAGAAGCATTAGAACAAGGTTTAAAAACCAAGATGGGTAATGTTGCTGACATTATTCGCACTCCTAAACCGATTGCTGAAAAGTCTGGTTATGTTTCTCTTGGAGAAAAACTAGAGGAAAAAGTTAAGGGTGCTGCTGGAGCTAAGTATGAACAAAGGTCAAAGCAAGCTGAACGTCTTTACGAAGGTGCGTTAGACACAGCTAGAAAAATACAAGCAGAAAAAGGTTCTTTTGCTAATTCTGCCCCCGGTCAACAACTTTTAAATGATTTAGAAGCATCCAAGAAAGTTATTGCTGGTGGTAGGGAGTACGTTGTTGGCGAAGACAAAGTAAAAGCTATTGACCGTTTAATAAATGCGATTAAAGGAACAAAAACTGGTGGTGAAGTTGTTCCTGTTGGTAAAGGCAAAGTTTCATCTAGGTTGGAAACAAGAAAGCCAACCAAAGTAACGGAAAAGGATGTTGACGCAATCGTTGAAGAGTTAAGATTTTTGCGTGAGGTTAATAAACCCGGTACTGAATATACTGGTTATAGCGCGTTAGATGCAAACACTCGTCGTGATTTAGTAAACAAGTTGCAGGGTTCTCTTTATAACTGGAGTCCAGAATACAGAGTTGCTGATGATGCTTATAAAACAGCTTCTGAAGGATTGCGTCCATTCCAGACCAAATTGATGGATAAATTGCTTAAACGTGAAAAGTATGACCGTTCTGAGTTAGCAACAGATACAGAGAAATTTGCTGATGAATTTTTTAACAGCAGAGATTCTGTGAAAAATTTAAAAGTTGCTATTAACGATGATAAGTTTGTGCAAGATTTAAGCAAAGATTACGCAGCTACCGTAATGTCTAACAAGTCGCCAACAGAAATAAAGAACTTTGCTTTTGACCCAAAAAATGAAGGTTGGTTGACTGAGGCTGGCATTAAAGACGTTGTTCAGGATTATGCCAAGAAAGCAACAACCGCAGAGGACAGGCAAAAAATACTTAAAAGTTTTTCTATATGGTCTGCTGCTGGTGCGGCTGGTGCAGGTACTTACGGAGCATTGCGTTCCGTGTTTGGATATTAATTATGGCTAAGAAACAAAAGGGGATAAATCCAGAGCTTGAGAGTGCTATTGCTCAAATGTTGATTGTTGTAATGAATGACCCGATGGCGTCCATTACAGACAAGACAAAGGTTTTGGATAGGGCGTTAAAGCTGGAGGCAATTAAGCTCAAGCTGTCGGACGATGAGTGGGGTTCTGGCTTTGGTATAGACGATGAGGACGAGAAGGATTAGACTGTGAATCTCTTTTATTTAGGGGATAAATATGGACGGAATCCAAGTCGTTACTATTGCGCTCAGAGTCATCTCAGACCGCTTGATTACAATTTTGGCATTGACAGCGTCAAGCGTAATGTGTGGTTGGACAATGTGGAACCCATCGTGGGAACGGGTATCAACTCTAGCGATATTCGTAATTTTCAGTTACCTTTTGGTAAAAACGAAAGAAAGGAATAATGATGAAAGACCCAAAGGATTTGGAGCGCAAGAGTAGTGTTCCGCAAGGCGGTGATAATTTGAATTGGTCGCAGAAATATTCTAAGCCAGTTCGTCCTCAGAAGCCATCAGACAGCACACAAGGCGGTCAACCCAAATGGGAAACCGGCACGATGCCTAAAGGTGGCTACCGTTCTGTCTTCTGTTTTGAAGACGGAAACTATTCAACCAAAATCAGCAAGACGTCTGGTGGCGGTAAAAAGGTGTACTAATGGCTAATAACATTCCGTTTCAACCGATGGGTAAAACCACTCGGATAAATGTTACAACGACAGCAAATACAATTGCTATTTTGTCTGACAGTCCTGCTAATCAAGTAAGGATTCATAACGGAACTGCGGCTGAAGTATTTATTCGTTTAGGTATTTCTAACACGGATGACGTTGTTATTCCTACGGCTGGAACTCCTGCTTATGGCGTGCTATTGCACAACAATCAAACAGCTATTTTTACTGCGCCTAAACAAGCAGCAAATACAGCGGTGTTGTATGTGTCAGCCATTGTTGCTAGTGGAACAGCAACTGTTTATGTGACTCCGGGAGAGGGCTTGTAATGAGTTGGGCTGACGTACTAAAAGCCGTCATCCCAATTGTTGTCATGTGCTTGGCTTGGCTTCTCGGTCAAGTCAATAGCTTTTCTGAGCGATTGACAAAGATTGAAGGCTCAATGCCAGCGTTGATTACACCGCAGGGAGTACCCACAGATTCTCCATTGTCTGCGGAGGCTAGGCACAAACTGAAAGAAACAATCTACAACGACATACACGACTTACAGGTTCGCATCAAACTAATGGAAGAAAGGAATAAGAAATGATTCCTATTGTTGGTGCCTTACTTGGCACGTTAGCTGAAAATGGTCTGACCCTACTTTCTAGTGCAATTCAAGCCAAAGGAAAGCAAATTGTTGAGGACAAGTTGGGTGTAAAAATACCTGACAACCCAACACCGGCTGACATTGAGAGTTTGCGTCAACTGCAATACGAACATGAAGAAAGACTATTAGAGCTTGGTATTGAGAAAGCAAAGATAGAACAGGAAGAACTCAAGGCTTTACTAGAAGCACAAGCTAATCAAGAAAACAATGTTAGTGACCGCTGGAAGGCTGACATGGCTTCTGATTCTTGGTTATCAAAGAACATTCGACCAGCTACATTGATATACATACTAAGCGCATATCTTCTGTTTGCTGGCTTGAGTGCGGCAGGTATTAATGTTCAAGAGTCGTATGTTGCTTTGCTTGGTCAATGGGGTATGTTGGTAATGACAGCTTACTTTGGTGGCAGGACAGTTGAAAAAGTTATGGAGCTGCGTAACAAGGGGGAAAAATGAGTCTCGCACAAGAACAAGCAGCTTTTTTGCTAGACGCTTGCAAACTCATTCAGTACGCTACTGAGCAGGGCTTTGTAGTAACTGGAGGTGAGTTAGCACGTACACCAGAACAGCAAGCCATTTACTTCAAAACAGGTCGCTCTAAGACCATGAACAGTATTCATTTGAAGCGGTGTGCAATCGATTTAAACTTCTTCAAAGACGGAAAAATCATTTGGGACAAAGCGATTCTTGCTCCGTTAGGTGCTTATTGGGAATCTTTGTATCCTAAGAACCGTTGGGGTGGAAACTTTAAAAGCCTCGTTGATTGTCCTCACTTTGAACGCAATGTCTAAATCAACTAATCTTTCCGTTGGTAGGGGTGAGAAGCTCTCTGTTAGAGCTGGCGGTGGTTTGACCGCTAAAGGACGTAAGAAGTACAACCGTGCTACCGGCAGTAATTTAAAGGCTCCTACCAAATCAGGACCAAGGCACAAGTCTTTCTGTGCAAGGTCTAAGAAATGGAAGGGTGAGCGAGGTAAAGCCGCTAGACGTAGATGGGGGTGCAGATGAGTGACGGACTATACGCGAACATTCACGCTAAACGTAGACGTATAAAGCGTGGTTCTGGTGAACGCATGAGAACACCGGGCAGTAAGGGTGCGCCGACAGCGGCAAACTTTAAAAGAGCAGCAAAGACGGCAAGAAAAGGTCGCCGTCGTTAATCAAATCATAGGGGATAACTATGTCGCATCCAGCACAACTGGCTTTTATAGCTAGTGTTAAAGAACGCTTTCCTGAAATGTTTCGGCGCAAGGCTGTATTAGAAGTGGGCAGCTTGAACATCAATGGCTCAATAAGAGACTTTTTTGAGCAATGTACTTACATTGGAGTGGACTTAGCTAAGGGTCCTTGTGTGGACGTTGTGGCTAAAGCTGAAGACTTGACCTATAGCGATGGTTTTTATGAGGTTGTAGCTTCCTGTGAGTGCTTTGAGCATACGCCAGAGTGGGCTAGGATATTCAACAACATGGTTAGGATGTCCAACAAGCTGGTGTTCTTTACGTGCGCTACCACCGGCAGAGCTGAACATGGAACCAGCCGTTCCAACCCTGCTGACTCCCCGTTTACGGCTCACGACTACTATCGGAACATAACGGAAGAAGACATTCGTAGAGATTGCGACCTTAGTCAGTTTTCCAATTACGAGTTCACTACCAACGACGCTACAAAAGACCTGTATTTTTGGGGCATTAAGTAATATCAGCGACTAAGTACCATTCGGTGATGTAGTCTTTAAACTCAATTAAGCCCTTGCCGGATTGGACGTAGCTGCCGTCCGGCATAATTCTCCAAAAGCTGCCTACGCGCATCCCGTTCTCTGTATCGCCAGAGACCACTAAAACCGTGGTCTTAGGAAGCCTTGAGAGGGCTTTTAAGAGGATTTCTTGGCCTTTGCTTATCTTCTCCCCGTCTCGCTTCCATTCGCCGAACAGGAAGTGTTCCTTGCGTTCTAGGACCATGTCCAGATTAGACGGCAAAACCTTGCCAAGTAGCCCTGACAGCTCCCCAAAATCAACATGGGGAGCATACTTGTCGCGCATCATGGGGTTTGGAGCAATTGGCCTTCAAACGGGTAGGTGCCAACGTGACCAAGGTTTATCCACGGAGCAGCCCATACCTTTTTGCCGTGAGTTCGTGCTTTTTTGCAAAAGTCGTAATCTTCAGACAAAAGCAATTTACTTTCTGGCTCAATCTGAGTCGCAAAGAACTCATGAATGGTCTGTCCATTGTCCTTGTTTTGCATATCCAAGACGTTATTTAAGTACATGGGAACGTGACCGATTAAATCCTCAAAGACTTCTCGCTTAATCAGCATGAAGCCTGTGCCGCCGTTCCAAATCTCTACTGGCTTATTAATTGGCACCGTTACTTCGTTCTTATAGTCCACCAGATTAACTACAAACGCCCCTGTATGGTGCTTTAGTTGGTCATTGGGTACACCTGCATCGATAGCGTTACGAACGGTTTGCCAGTTGATTTCTTTCTTCGGGTAGATGCCACAAATAATGTCTTTGTCGGCTTCTATCATTGGGAAGATGTCATTGGGATTGAACTTGATGTCAGCATCAATAAACATCATGTGCGTAGCATCAGACTTTAGGAAATGACTAACTAGCAGGTTCCTAGCTCTCTGAATTAACGACTCATTAAACAAGAAAGAAAAGCTCACATTCATGCCAGCTTCTTTACAAGTATTTTGAAGCTGTAAGCATGATTGTGCGTAGAAGCCAAAGCATTGGCCGCCGTACATCGGTGTTGCAACGAATAGGTGTTTCATTGTTATCCCTTTAAATTAGTGGGGCTACTGGAAACGATGCCCCGAACCGTTCCTAACCTGTCCTCAGAGGGACTCGCCTTCCAGATAGCGGGGGTTCAAAATTCTCCAAGCTGTTGCTGCACACAATGGCACTTGTCCGTTGCCAATGGCTTTAATTCTGTCCACTCTAGAGGCCAACCCATCAACCACTCTGTCCACGTTGGGTTCAGTTTTCCACCAGTTTCCGCACCCACGACCAAAGCCAAACCCGGCGACTGTCTTTTGTCCCTTTGCCTCGTCATTGACTCCTTCGTTCCTGTGTCTTTGTAATCCCTCGTCACAGGAGTAGGCCACATTTGAACTAGTCTTCCCAACCCCACACTCCCATCTATGCCGTTCTGATTCACTTTTCTTGGCATCCCCGTTGAGGTTGTGTAAAACGTATCGTTCTTTCCAATAACTGAGCCTGTTGTTCCATCGCTGGCTACCGGGGTGGGAAGCATGAATCCAAATACGGTTTCTTTGATGGGGTGCGCCGACATCTGCTGCTCCCAACACTCCCCATTTCGCATCAAACCCCATGCCGGCAAGGTCTGACAAGACTCTGTCGAGTCCTCGAATAGTGAGCATTGGTGAGTTTTCAATGAATGCGTACTTGGGTCGTACTTCGCAAATGACCCTTGCCATTTCTCGCCACATTCCGCTTCGTTCTCCGTCAAGTCCATCTCCTTTTCCTGCAATGGATATGTCCTGGCATGGAAACCCTCCCGATACAACGTCAACAATTCCTCTCCACGGCTTTCCGTCAAAGGTTTGAACGTCATCCCAAATCGGGAAAGGCGCAAGAAATCCGTCATTTTGTCGGGCGCACAATACGCTTGCGGGATAGGGTTCCCATTCAACAGCACAGACTGTTCGCCATCCGAGAAGTTTTCCCCCAAGTATTCCTCCACCAGCGCCCGCGAAAAGAGCCAACTCATTCACTTTCCCCCCCAGGAATTTCTTCGATTAGCACCCTAATAAGACCACCTTTTAATGGTTCGCCTCGAATCATCTCAATGTGGTCAACCTGAAAATCATCATCGAAAACACCAGCATCTTGTAAGCTGTCTAGGACGGCTTTAATCCTGTTATCGATGTCAATTTTCCTTTTATCTCTGGGACGCAAAATCATTGTTATCTTCAATTTCTTGTCCTCAAACTTAGGAATGTTCTTTTCTATAATGTAGTCCTGAACGTCAGTTTTGAATTGCCGTCCTGCTTTTGAGAGAACAGTTCTTCCTCGAAAGTTTCGCCAGTAGGTATTCATACTTGGCGGGAACGGCAACTCAAGCCATACGTGCATTACCAAGGAATGTCGCCAGCCATCTTGTTCTTTGGCGTTACCTCTTTGGGATACTGAGCGTCCTTCTGCTTATCCTTCCAGTCGGGGTCAGATACTTTGATGTTGAAATACTCGCCATGCGGACCATCGTTCTTCCAAATACCAAAGTTCACTATCTGACCTTTGACACAGAGGGTGCCTTTTAAATCAGGGTCAGTATCCTTTTGCTTGTATTTGTTGTGCGTGATTCTTCCCTTCAGTTCTTGGGGAATAAACTTTGTGTACTCTCTTGCTTCACTCATTGCGGGTTCCTTTATCTTAGGTAAAAATGCCCCGATGCTTTGGGGCTGTCCATGCCTGAAATTACTCAATAGCGTCCTCCAAATCTGAGAATGTATCGACTCCTTGTTTGGCTGCTATAAATTGTGTCTTGGTCACAGCGTCCATTCGCTTAATTGCATTAGCGTTCCCCGCCTCCCAAGTTTTTCGCTTTTCTGCCTTGTCTTCTGGCTTTAGCTTTGGCGAGTTCTCGATAGCGTCCAACATGGCTACGTAACGCTCAATGTAATCTTTCCAATCGGTGCAATTAGCGTAAACACTACCGTCAGGCAAAAATAATTGATATTCGCTTACCGGTTCCTCAATAACGATTTCCGCTTCGCCCATGTCCTTGACCGTCTGTGGAGGAGCTTTGAATGTTTCGACTTCTTCAGGCGTATAAACTCCCACGACGCAGCCCGGATAGACTGTTCTAACGCCTTCTGAGACGCATCTGGCTCGCAACATGGCTCTAGCGTAGTTGCGCCAGTTATCCTTGCCGGTAAGCCCGATTTTCTTTGCCATCTCGAATGTCCAACTGACAGACACACTCCCACCATTAGGGTGAGAAAAATTACCAGTAACGCGCTCATCGGTGTATTCCTCCCACTTAACGGTGCCACCGGCTTGTTGGAAACGGGCAAGCATAGCGTCAGCCTTCAAAGCAGGGCGACCCTGTATGACATGAAAATCACGCATAGCAATAGCAGGATGCAGGTTTTCAGCTTGACATAGGAGCATGATAGCCATTGCTTCCTCAGTTGATTTAAAGCCGAACATCTTGCTTTTAGATGCAACTTCAGCCATTTCTCTTATTTCGTTAATTGGCACTAAAGCTGTCATAAATCCCTCGCTTTCATCATTGCGTCGGCTATTTCATAGGCTATTTTTGCTTCTTCGTGAGCGTTCCAATCTAAATCTTCACGAAAATCAGCCATCAATGCCTGTAATGCTCTAACTGCAAAATAATCTCGCAAGGTCATTCCTGTTTCTTGCGTACCTGTTTTTGGGTCACGCCCACTTGGAAATGCGAACATAAATCCTCCGTTATTTAAGTAAGAAGCGGCGAGAACCTGCCGTTTTCGCGACAAACTTCGCGTAAATGTCGGGGTGTTGGGCTTGGAATAACTTAGCGTCGAATCGTTCGCTGCCTTTGCTGTTTTTCCATGTCGCGAGTATTTTTCCATCGAAAGATACTAATTCAGAACTCCATTGCATGTGGTTTTGCAAAGCTGTTAATAAGTGTTCTTCCTTTTCTTCTAGCCGCTTGATTTCTTCTTTAACGAACTTCAATGCTTCGGCTGCTTTCTCAATGGGCAGAGGGGCGATTACAGACGTTCCAGCGTCTTGGGCATAGATGAGCTTGGTCTGGTCGGTATCTTCGGCTTCTAGGGGGGTTTTAGTGGCTACAGCACCCCAAAATTTAGCCATGTCTTTGATTAGTTCCTCTTTTTGAGCTTCCATAATTGAAAATTCAAATATTTCAAAGTTTTGGCCTCCGAACAAGACGGCGAGTACAATTTTTTGTACATTATGACAAGCCGCCTCATGGATAAGCTGCGCCATGTCCGCAGCCGGAATAATCCCTGATTCCGCATCGAACTTATTGCGTACCGCCGCATTGTAGTTTTTAGCTTCAACCAGCGTTTGACCGTCCGCAGAGATGAAATCGAAATGGCTACGTAACCATCCTTCTTTGGAGTGTGTAAGCGCATAGTCTGCATCCTTTAATTCAATCTTCAATTTGTCTTGGGCTAAACGTCCGATTAGCGGCTGCATAACGTGACCCATTTGAACAGCTTCAACATTAGATAAGTCTGGACGCTCTTTCAGGCCCAATTTCTCAAGTACAGCTTCGTTACCTTTGCCGTTTGCTGCTTTCCTGCTGTCACCAGACCACCACGCAGAATTACGTATCTCTGGTGCGAAATCATCTTGGTTATTCATTGTTTGTCCTCACAAGGTTAGGAAATTTAACTTCTGGAAACAACTCTCTAATGTCATAGATGACGGGTTCTGCTGCTTCAAATAACAGTCCCTTAGTCGTACAGGCGTAAGAATCTAGGCGCATCAAGGCGCATAGTTCAGACTTGGGATTGCCTTCAACCAGGTCAATGCCGTTGGAAGGGTGATAGCAGTTACGTGATTTATAGTGCTTGCAGTCTATGCAAATCTTCATGATTACCCCTTTGTGGTGTTAGGAAATAAGACTATATACATTATCTGGATTAGGTGCAATATGTTTGTTTACCTCTCTTTCTTTGGGCAACACAAGGTCAACGTATAGGGATGATGATGAGTCATGCCGATACTTCAGCCGTTGGCTGTCCACATTAGTAATGTGTTCTGCTGCTTTATTTATCGGGTCGTGTTTCCCGTCTCGCCAGACGTCTCTCATCAGCCTATTCACCCGTTTATCGCTTGGGGCAGAACCCTCGCGTACCCGTTCCCCTTGGTCAAGGTAAACCGCTATTGTCCCGCGCTGGCACGGTCATGCCACTTGCTATCGTGCGGGGTACGGTAAACGCTTTGGGCAATAAAAAAAGCCAGTTACAGCTGAGTCCGGTGAAGGTTCCCACAGATGCGCGGGAGACAGACTCATGTGTAACTGGCTTCTATTTATCGACCTTCACGTCAACAGGCGTAAATCTACGCGCGCGAGGATGCTTTTGTCAATCCCTCGGCGTAAGAAATGTCCATAAAAACCACGCGCAGACCGCTAAAAGCATAAATCCTGCACCCATAAATATCCCCCCGACTAAGATTGTGAATAAACTGGCAAGCATTATTTGCCTTGCTCTGCTTTAATTTCAGCAATAGGACGCCACCCGAATCGACGCCAAGTGCGCGTGACATCGGTACTATTTGATGGAATCCATTCTCGACCATCTAAAAGCCCCACAGAGGGGCTAACAGAGGACGCGAGCAGCTCAACGTCTCGAATAGTCTCTAATCGCTTAAAAACCCTATTCTGAGTCTCTAGTTCAATATCAATCATTAAGTTTTTAAGTTTGCCCATAGTTATCCCCAAAAGTTAGAAAGAAAGCAAAAGAACAAGAAAGCCCCATACAACTAGAAAGCCGATAAGGCCAGCAACGTATTCAAAGAGTGATTCAGGCATGGTTACACTTTGGAATGGTCAAAGCAAAACACATAACCTTTGCCGTCGGCAGAATCCCCGAACCGCATATTGTCTAAATTCCAGTCTAATTTGTGTTTCTCAATGAGTGCTTTTACGGCTTGAAAGTGTGCTTGCTCGTATGATTCGGCGTATGGATAAGCAATAGTTGCTTCAAAACCACTTGATGTGAAAGCCTTGATACGAGTGCCGCGAGTGTTAGTGACAGGCAAGCATTTAGTGTGAATTGCAATCATAGTAAACCCCTTAAATGTTAGGAAATTGATTAAGACTCAATAGCGCGTTGGATGGTATCTTTTTCAAGAAACCCGCCATGAATTACGGAATAACGACCAATACCTGCCGAATATTTCAAAACCTTGCAATTGCGGTAAACCTTAAAAACCTTCATTGCTTGTTCTTGGTTGCAAGATGCAATTTGCTGGACTGTCTCAATGAAATTGTTTTGACCATTGAGCATACGTATTGACATATCTTTGATTGATTGACGCATGATTAACTCCGAAAGGTTAGGAAAGTGCCGGATACGCTCCGGCTGGCGGTTTAATATCAAATTGCGATAATTGGTTGACTATCGGTGCAAATGCAAACGATACGCTCAAATTTTGGTGCATTTTTTAATGAATGCACAGTTACATTTCGGCCTGTGTGTGTATAGCTTTCAACGCGCATTTGTTTGCCGTGAACATTGATTATTTGACCGATTTTGTAATCAGATTTTGGAATAAAAGCAAATTTCATGGTAAGCCCCTTGTTAGGAAAAGGTTAGGAAAGCCAGATAAGCTCTGGCAAGCTGTTTGATTACTCCTGAATTATTTAGCTTTTTTAGTTATTTTGTTTAAATAAGCAATCCTATGTTTTAAAACTGCTTTTGCAATTTGACCCATGTTTCCTTCCATTGCTGGCATGTCATACAACATATTTTTAAAACTAGTGCACATTTG